AGTAATGCAACAAGCAACAGTAAATTAAGCTATTGACATGGGGTATTATATAGGATATAATACCCTATAACAAACATACAGGAGAAATACATGAACACACAATTAGAAAACTTAAACAGACAATTAAGAATATCAGATGTTATTGATGTTCTAATGAGCCAAACAGAAAAAATGTTTGATATAGTTCATACTAATCAAAAAGAAATAAACAGACTAAAAGAAGAACTTGAACAATTAAAAACTCATACAGATAATGCAACAGATAGTTTAAAAGAATCTAATGATATTAGAGGTGGTTGGTAAAATAAAGAGTTGACAACCTATCCTACTTGTTGTAGGATAGGGAATACAGAAACAAACATACAGGAGAAATAACATGGAACTAAACAAACAATTCAAGATCACATACTTTGCAGTTAAACATGGTAAGCACATCACAAGAAATGCAACATGGACTGACCAATGCAAATACTTTACAAGTAAAGTTGGCAATCATATGATGACATACTTTGATATGGACGCAAATGGATATAGAACTGCTAAAGGCAGTTGGACTGTGAGGTTTTAATTATGACACAATTAAATGATGAACACTTTGAAGTAATAGAAAAAAACAAAGTTGAACGATATGAACGACAGAAACTAACTTACTTAGAGGACAGAATTAAGACTCTAGAAACTGCAATAGAAAGCCATGCCAAAATCTTGGCAAGGTTTCAAATGACCGAGGACAAATCATGAGTGAATATAATTGGTGCCATGGACCAACGTGCCATACCAATGACACACAAGATAGATTACGAGGTGTCAAGGGTAGCAAGGTCCTAAGAACTAGGAAAGTTCCAGTAACAGAATACCATAGGAATAGTTTCTATAAATATTTCTGTAGTAATGGCTGTTACAATAGCTTTGCTAACAAACATATAGAACAGATAGTAGCCCTAGCACCAAGGACCGAGGCTCTTGAAACACCAGTCAATGTAGATAAGGTGCAAGATACTACATATGGTGGACACACTTATACAAGGGTAGAGATATCAAGGGTTGACAATGGCTGAGGGATAGTGTAGGATATAGATATATTAATCAATACAGGAGAAATACACATGACAACACAACCTAATGCAACATACTGGTGGAACCTACCAATCGAGGAGTTAGAACAAATGGCAGATGATAAGGGCAACATTAAACTAAGTAAGTCGCCAACAATGATTAAGGCAACTAACCCTTACTCTAATCAGTCAACGATGTTAACACCAGAGGAACACAAGTTATACATCGAGATTAAGACAGCTGAGTTCGATGAGGATTATAATACAATGCAAAAGAAATTGTCTAAGTTCAGTAGACTGAATGCAAAAGCATTCATGGTACTACTAGACTAACCGAGTACCAAACTGTGTGGTCCTGTAGGACCACACTCACACACTCACAGGTTGTGCGGCCGCGCTCGCATTCAATAGAGGTACCAGACCCAATCTCAACGTAGCATAGACCATCGACCCCCTATACACCTTATATATAAAAGGGGTCCCACTACTTCGTATATATTGCTTGTTTTAGAGAGATAAGGCTGTTAAATTCGTTATGAACATCTAATTGATGCAAAAAAAATTATAAAAAATTTTTATGGAAATAAATAACATAGATATTAGTAAGTTACCTGCTGATATAAGAAAAGAATTTAAAACGTTGCAGGTAATGCACGCAGAGAAAAAGATTAGAAACAAAGCTAGAGGAGACTTCATGTCTTTTGTTAAGTGTGTTTGGCCCGAGTTTGTTGAGGGCTCACACCATAGACACATAGCTAAAAAATTCAATGACCTTTCTGAAGGAAAAATTAATAGACTAATTATAAATATGCCACCTAGACATACTAAGTCTGAGTTTGCATCATTCTTACTACCCGCCTGGATGGTGGGCCGTAATCCAAAGTTAAAGATAATCCAAGCTACTCACACAGGAGAACTTGCAATACGTTTTGGTCGTAAGGCTAAGACATTGATTGATAGTGATGAGTATAGAAAAGTTTTTGAAACAAGATTAAGAGAAGATTCCCAAGCTGCCGGTAGGTGGGAAACAGCACAAGGCGGCGAGTATTTTGCTGCAGGGGTCGGCGGTGCTATAACCGGACGGGGTGCTGACTTATTAATAATTGATGATCCGCATTCGGAACAGGATGCGCTATCTGCGACCGCGATGGAATCTGCTTACGAGTGGTACACATCCGGTCCACGTCAACGTTTACAACCTGGTGGAAAAATTGTTGTAGTAATGACACGTTGGTCTACTAAAGATTTAACAGGTAAATTACTTGCTCACCAAAAAGAAGCAAAGTCAGATAAATGGGACGTGGTAGAATTTCCAGCGCTCTTGGATACCGGAACAAAAAAAGAAAGACCGGTGTGGCCTGAGTATTGGAAGATGTCAGAATTAGAAAGTGTTAAAGCTACACTACCGGTTGGTAAGTGGAGTGCACAATGGATGCAACAACCTACATCTGAAGAAGGAGCTATTATAAAACGTGAGTGGTGGCGTAAATGGAAACACGACTGGATACCAGATCTACATCATGTCATACAATCTTATGATACAGCATTTCTTAAAAAAGAGACTGCTGACTTTAGTGCTATCACAACATGGGGTGTGTTCTATCCCAATGAAGATTCTCCTGCTAATTTAATATTACTAGATAGTATTAAAGAAAGATTTGAGTTTCCAGAGTTAAGACGTAAAGCATTAGAGCAGTATAAATATTGGCAACCTGAGACGGTTATAGTAGAAGCTAAGGCTTCTGGACTACCTTTGACCCATGAATTGCGTCAGATGGATATACCAGTTTCTACCTTTACACCATCGCGAGGAAATGATAAACATGTAAGAGTTAATACATGTGCACCTCTCTTTGAGTCTGGAATGATCTGGGCACCAGAGCAACGATTCGCTGAAGAGGTTATAGAAGAATGCGCAGCATTCCCGCACGGTGATCATGATGACTTAGTCGATGCTATGACTATGGCTGTTATGCGATTCAGACAGGGAGGTTTTATCTCTCACCCCGAGGATTATGTGGAAGAAAAATCAGTGCCTAGAAAAAGGAATTATTATTAATGTCACCAATTATTAGAAATTTTATAGCAAAAAGAATGTTTCAACAAAAAGGAGCTATAGCTAACAATAAATCTGTAGAGTTTTCTGCCAATGCTTTGCAACAAAGATTAAAAAATTTAGGTGTTGATCCAAATACAATAAAATCAGAAGGTGAATTAAATCAAATATTATCTTTTGTTAAACAAGCAGAAGACCAAGCGTTTAATCAAAAGTTTGGTAATGCCTTATCAGGAAACAAATTTCAAAAAAAAGCAGAAGTAGTTGATTTAAAAAATAAAAAATTAGATACAGAAAAACCTATTCTAGGTGGTACGCAAGAAACAGATGAGCAGATGATACAAAGATTTAAAAAACAAAACGAAGATTCAATCAACAGACTTAAAAATAAAAAAAAACCTGAAGACATGGCAGGTGGCGGTGTTGCAGGATTACTGGGTGAGAGAACAGGATATGAAGGTGGTTTAAGAGCAGATGCACCTAATCCAAGAATTTTAGAATTAATGTTAAATGAAAAAATGTCTTATGAAGATGCGTTAAAAGAATTTGAAATGAGAGAGAAACAAAGACCTTACATAGAGGAAAGAATGGGAACTGGACCCGGACCAATTTTAGAAGCAGCGTCTGGTGGAATTGCAAGAACTCCATTTAAAATGGGCAAACGTGCATTCTTAAAATTTATGGGTGCAGGTGCTGCAGGAATCGCGGGCCTTAAAACAGGATTATTTGGATTAGGTAAAAAGGCAGCCGTTAAAGAAGTTGCTAAAGAAGTAGCAACCGGTGGACCTCCTCCACATTTTTTAAAACTAGTAGCAAAAATTAAATCCTTAGGCGATAATACAACTCCAAAATATGGAGCACAACCTCGAGAAAAAGTTACATCATATAAAGATTACACATTATCAGAAGAGTTGGACTCAGGTCGAACGACAATTCAAAGATCTAAACAATCGGAGGTTGACTATTATGATGAAATGTTAATGGAAGACGTTTACATGTCCCATACACCTGGAAAAGGTTTGGCTGATGAAACGACTAAAGGTAAAAATATACCAGATGATTATGTAGAAGATACTTCGTATATGAGAACTAGCGGTCCTCAAAAAGGGGATATTCTAGATACAGTAGATGGTATTCCGAATGACATACTTGAAGAACTCGGTGAAGCTGTAGTTAAAAAAGCAAACGGTGGACGTATTGGTTATGCGGGTGGTAAAAAAGTAATTCAAAGTTTACTTAAAACTATGGCTCCTAAAAAAGCAGGAGAAGGTAAATTTACTAAAGCTGAATATCTAATTCAAAGATTAGAGAATACTATTAAAGGAAGTCCCGATGATAAATACGTTAAAGAAACTTTTCCTAATTTTATAAAAGAATTAAAAGCTAATCCAGAACTTGCTAAGAATGAAAATGTTTTTAAAGAGTTGGGTGGTGATTTACCAGAAGGCCAACAGATTGTTGTCTACGGTGATGATACATTAGATTTCTTTACACAAAAATCTGGACCAGGAAACATAGACAGACTTAAAAAACTTACG